TAATTACGCCGCTTTTATTCGCATGCTCAACAGATTCATGTTTGGCACTTTCAATTAAGCGGTGGGACTCAGTACGGACAATTCTATTCGCTTTTCCAGCACTAACGCCCATATCCTTCTGTACAGCTCTAGACATGGTTTGGATACTTTGCCCTTCATGAAGCCCTTTCGTCACTGTCTCGCGTAATCTGAGAATGATTTCTTTCCGCTGTTTCTCTAATCTGTCGTTTAAAGTTAGTCCAGTAAAGTTATGTCCAATTGATTTCTCTAATACATCTGTTGGAACCGTACTATAACCAAGTTTGACTTTAGACATGGTTTCAATAATCCAAGATGAGCGGTAATAACCTTGCAGCCTAACAGCACGGAGGTGCTCATAGATAGTAGCACCAACATCTTTATTAAGCATGGTAAGCAGCTGAATCATTATCGTTTCAAATTTCTTTAAACGATTCTGCTTAATCATCGTCTCGAAGGTTAAAATACCGTCTGTCTGGTACTGCTTATATTGCTTATGCAAAAGAGCATACATTTCATTGAAACATTTCTTGTACATGTTAACGATTAGCTTCTCTTTAGCGGTAGTCATCCCATCTAAAAGCTTATTTATCGCCTTGAAGCGCTTCTTCATCTTGCTCATCGTCTATATTCACCTCTTTTGGTGTATTTAGATCGATATAATCCTCATTTTCTTGCTTCACCTTTTCCGCTTCATGCGCTGGATCTTCGATAATACCAATGGCAGCACGAGAACTGTCTTTGCTCAGAATGTTCGAGCCTACAAGATTTATTATGTCTGCAATGGTTAAATCCGCTTTAGGTAAGTTAGCTGTAAAGTTAGGTACAATATTACGCCAGTCAAAATTATTTCTTAAGTAGTTTAGGATATTTGTGATAAGACGAATACGCCGCTGAAGAGCTGGCTTAAATTCCCTCTCTTTAGAAGCACGATTATCCTCAAATGCCTTTAACTTATACTTCATCGCTTCTCCTGTTTGATTCCCACCAAATGAGCTATCAGATAGGTTAGGAGTAGCGGAAATCGTATAGATATCATTCCTTAAGCGTGTTTTTAGGTTTTCCTTCCAAGTATCATTTAGATTTTTAATGAGCCATTCAACGCCCGCTCCTTCAGCATCCTCAATATGAATAAATCGCTTCTCTTTCATTTTTTGAATATCTTCATCCTCAGCGATCATGCCCTTTATTAGTAAAAAAGCGTCATTTGTATATTCACTTTCATTGATATCATCGGATTGAAGAATGTTGTACGCATCATTTACTGTAACGATATCCTCAAAATCACTGATATTATCGCGGTTGTAATAAACATTAATAGGAACTTCACGAAAGTAGTGAGGTTCTTCATCTACTAAGGTCATTCCATTTTCACCCTCTTTAAAGTGATAAATAGAATCTGCAGTATATACATAAGCTTCTTTATTCGTTTGATCTGTTAGTACATCTTTATACGAATAATGACGTATGGCCATAATTAAGTTTTTCTCAACAGATCGGTCATAGACTAAGAGAACGTCTTGCTCCTCTAAATCTAAAAAAGCGAACCTGATTTCAAGTTCACCTGTAATTGATTGACTTGTATAGAGGACTTCAACGCCATATCCATACACACTAGCGGATTTAGCAAGATCGGCATTTACTTTCTGCTCATTATTTAAGTCGAAAACCTCTTGTAGCCGCTCCATATAATCTTTATTGTCTTTAGTCGTACTATAGCTGACAGGCTTACCGATGAAATAACCCACACTTACATTTGTAATTCGTTTGCATTCATTTGTAACAACCTTATTATTAGGCTTTGTTTCATCATCAAACTTCCGATTCACAATGTCATGCTCGCCTTTATAATAATTCAAAAGCCGCTTTTCACGTTCTGTACTATGCTTTTCAAGTAACTTCTATACAAGTTCTGGTGTTACTTCAAAATCACTATCCATTCGAATCATATACGTTCACCTCCTACAAACCAAATTGAGATTTACTCAGTGTACCCATTTTCTTTTTACTAAACAGAATTGTATTAACAAAATAACGATCACCATCCATTTGGTGATCGTTGTGTTTAACTACAGTATCTTCACCGCGGTCAGCTGCTTTCTCATCCCATACGTATGAAGCGAACTCACGGAACGTTTCAACACATGTATTATTGTATTTTATAAGGTTATTTACCAAGGCATTTGCTACGTTACGAATACCCTCAATTACATCATTCTTGGCTTTAATAACCTTAATACGATTCTTTTTCAACAAAGCGATAAAGGATGCAGCAGATGGATCCACTATAGCGCCTTTGAAGCCTTTTATATCTCCAATAAACTGTCTCAAGTCCTCTAAATATTCCTGGTCTGTCTTTTGCTTATTATTCTTGCGGCCATCGTAATGATATTCCTTCACCTTATACCAAACGCCAGCAAAAAGACCCCACAAACCAAATGTTGTCGGGTTTTGGGTACCATAATCGCATGATACGTAATATTGTGTATAGGCTCTATCTAGCGGTTTAACCGTATGCTTATCTTTATCAAACATATCGTATACAACACCTTCAGCTAGTACCCATAAACCTAAGATATATCGCTTATAGAATACTCCGCTATACATTTTGTAATAACGTTTCTTGATAGCTTCTGAAAGAGATAGGTTATCGTTCATCGTAAAATGAACATGCAGCAAGTTCTTCTCTTTTTTCCTATCAATCCAGTTCGTCTTAAACCAATGATAAGGACCAGCTGGGTTACAGTTAAACCAATACTTTGAACCATCTACAGAACAACGACCTGTTGCCTGGTTAACAAAGCTCTCAGGCATTAGAGCAACCTCATCAAAAAACATCCCTGCTAAGGTGATACCTTGAATAAGGTCCTGTGATGCTTCGTCTTTACCGCCGAATATATAGAAAAAGTTAGTTACACCATTTTTTGTAACGAATAACATATTATCTGAGCGGTGATCACGTACCTTATACTTACGTGATTTAAGCATCTTTTTCAATGGAGTAATAACGTTACGTCTTAAAGAACCAATGGTTTTACCAGCCATACCAAAGTTCATATCATCAAAGCTCTCCATAGCCCACATAACATAAGATAAGGCCATAGATACTGTTTTACCAGCACGAATAGAACCATCACATATAATGCCGTCACTATCCTTCACTGGTGAATCTTTACGCCACCACGTTAAGACTTTAATTTGCTTATTGGAAAACGATTTGAATGTGAAAGGAGCGGGTTTAAGCTTTTTAGGTCTAGACATTAAGATAGTTTGAAATGATTTCTGATCAACTTTCTTTGTTTTCGTTGTCATCGTTCCACACCTCAGCTGTCTTACCATTTAGTGCAGCAATAAAGCCGTCATCTTCATATTCTTCCTCATCGCCAATAATACGAAGCTTATCAAGCTCAAGCTTTTGTTTAGCGATATCCAGCATATCCTTCTCAACATTTAGACTCTGCTGCATCTTCTCCAATTCCAAGCGGCGCTTATCATCTTGCCCGCTAATTTGAAGAAAGTTTTTAATTAAGTTACTCAGAGTCCCCATCGACCTTTCTTGAGCATTCATGAAGCTGGCTTGTTTATCCCATGCAAATTGAATCTCGTACTCGACCTCACTACGAGTAGGAAGAGAAACAACATTCCCGTCCTTATCAATATCATTTTCAAATTCGCCTTTTTCTTTTCGAATCTCTTTAGTCATGTCATCCTGATCAGTAACATACATAATCCGCTGAGCGCGGAGGATAGCAGCATATAACATCTTAATTTGATCCCATATCATATCAGCAGGAGAACGCAGCTCTATTTCATCCATAATTTCCATAGTCTCTGCAGGAAGGAACTTAGAAAAGAACCCATGAGCAACAGCATTCTTATTCCCTTTAGGAGCTCCACCTTTATTATTAAGAGCATTCTTATTCCCTTTAGGAGCACCGCTCTTTTTACGAGAAGGTTTCTGCTGTATTGCTTTCTCTTCTCCACGCGAATCTTCTTCCCATTTATCTTGGGACTTCCACTTACGGATAGTATTACTTGTCTCACCTAACTGATCAGCTAAATCTTTGAGCTTAATATCTTGATTATTTAGCCATATCTCTTTTGCCTTGTCCCTATTAGGGTTTCGTGGTCTAGCCATTTCATTAAGGACACCTCCTCTACTTACATTTGTACAAAGCCAACTACTTCCTCAAAACCCTTAACACTTATTGTGTTAAGTACAGAAAAAACAAAGAAAAGCCTATGAAATAAACTATCTCATAGACTTTTCTTTGTTTTTCTATTGCTATATTGAAGGTGTTGCAAATACCTTTAAGCATTCTTTAATTCTATAAAATTATAAATTTCCTTAGTTAAATCCTTAGCATCTTCACTTAATTTTTCGTAACTATCTATATATTTAATAGCCCTTTTACAAAACTCCAATTTATTTGTTATAGTTCCTGAATCTGCACTATACTTGCTTTGTCTTTTCCTAGTCCCTTTCGGTAAAAGCTCCTCATCTATATATTTCCCTAGGTATTGATCTCTGTAGTCTTCTTGAGTAAAATTTGTTTTCTTTAAGTGCTTTATGTCTCCCTTTTCATATGTGGCAATAACTTTCTTTATTGTATCTGGTGAGAGTATGTTCTCAATTTCTTTACAATCTAAGCAATAGTATCTGTCTCCGAGAACTGCTTCTAATTTTTCTTGTCTAGCCTTCTTCTTTTCACCGTCTTTGTCTGAAATTAAGAAAAGTGTACTACAGATTTTGTCAGCATTCATAGAAGCATGACTTTCATCAGATTCTATTTTATCTTCATCTAAAAATGACCAATGGGTTATATTTCCACCACTATATTCAACGAATGAATAGTGTATGTCCTCCCTAAACTGTTTTAAATCAGGGTTAGATTCTTGGAAGACTTTTAGAAAACGTCTTATATAAAACCTATCCGTAATACCTTCCACCCATATGGTACAGTTAGATAGAAGAACAGCTGAATTCTTAACGCCAAGTTCTTGTAAAACGCTCCCATCCTCATTACTCACATTGTCTATAGAGAAAGTGGCATCGATCTCTTCAATAGCACTAATGGCGCTACCTGAATGTTTTCCTAATTCTTTTTTGAATTTATATACAGATACCCTGTCCATATCGAGTGTCATATCCAGAAAATGATTTGAATGAGTGGTAAAAAAGAATTGATGATGAGCAAATTTTTGATCCATTATAATCTCTATAAATTTCCTTTGCATGCCTGGATGTAAATATAATTCAGGTTCCTCAATAAATAGTAGCAGATTTTCCCCTAAGAATTTAAATAGAGGAAATGTTAATATGATTAATGATTGAATTCCATCACCTAAATCGAAGATGTTTTTCTCCGCTTCTGTTCCTATTTTAACTTTTATTACATCTGAATGCCTTACAGGTGTAATTGTAACCTGCTGGTCTTCAAAGAAGCTTTTTGACAAGAATTTTTGAAATTCCATCATGTTGTACCTCTGTTGGACACTTCCCAATAACATGTCTGTTATTTCATCGTAGAGATTGAGTCCTGTATGTATCTCTAAAGAATCAGAAAGGTCTTTAAAGTAATCTTGTTGGGTTCTTTCTGTATAAATGTCTTTATTATCGTCAATTTTATCCTTATATCCCCTGAGTCCACGTAAAGTTGGTATATAAACACGTTTAAAGTTAACTATATATTCTTTACTAGAAGAGTTTACCTC